TTATTAGATTGAATGCTGATGTCGGTATCCCTACTGTATATCTTAAAAACTATAGAGAGTTATGGGGTACTCCACATTGGAAGTGGGAATATACCACACAGATAGATGGTGTTAATTATTCTCATGGTACAGGAACTAGTGGTATAGCCCCTGCATTTAATTCTGCAAAACTTACAGGAAATTCTTGGGTTATGGGTCACACCCATAGTGTTGCTGGTATACAATGGTTGAAGACACCAGTTGGAAACCATATATTTGGTATGAATGTAGGGTGTGGAATAGATGCAGGGCATGTTGTTATGAACTACGCTAAAAATCATATGAAGAAACCGATTGTTTCTGTAGGTGTAGTTATAGATGGTCATCCGTATTTAGAAGTTTTAGACAAGGAGAATTGAATTGTCGGAGGATACAATGGTTATGAATGAAGATAAAAAGGATACCCCCGATCAGGGGCCGTCACTACCGCCCGGAATTAAAACGGAGGCTGTGCTATCATTTCTTGGTAACATCAGTCGTGCGTTGAATGAACTGGCAGACGGAATTAACCAGACGATTACTAATATTGTAACTGAAGGTACTAAAATGGAAGCTACTGAAGAAGGAGAAGCTAACGATGAAGCGCGGTAATTCTTTTGTGACTGAGGATCTTGAGGTTCGTTGGTCACACCTACACAAGCCGGATAGCAAGTTTGGTCTTGACTCGGCTAATCACAACATCACTGTAATTCTTGATGACGAAACCATGCAGTACATGGATGATGTCGCCAAGGAATTGGGATGCACTAAAATTAATAGTCTTAAAACTGAGGATGATGGGATTAGTACACTCAAGTCAAAGACTAAGATCTTTGTTAGAAAGGAAGTCCATGCATTTCCGTGCGTTGATGCGTCAGCAAAGCCTACGACGGCTACTCCTTATGGTGGTGATAGGGTTAAGCTTAGGCTTACTCCTGTCGTCATTGAGCGTGATAATTCTCTGAGCATGTTCCTTAATGGTGTTCAGATTATTGAGAAGGCAGAACGAGACTTTACTGGTGGCTTTGAAGCTACAGATGGTTTCGATGGTTCTGAGCATAAGGCCGAAACTATTGTAAACACTGACGCTGGAGATACTGAGGATCTCCCGTTCTGATAGGAGTCTAGCTGTGCCAGAGTGGAGATTTAATATTAATCCCATAGCAGCCAGTAGACCCCGTGTTTCTAGGTATGGTGCATACTTTACTGGACCATATAAGAAATTCAGGGCGGAGTGTGCAGAAGAAGTGTATGAAGTTCTAGGTACGGATTTCGAGCTTATCGAAGGTCCAATTATTGTAGACTTGGAGTTGTTTATTACTCGACCTAAGAAAACTAAACTAGAATATCCAAAGGCAGACGTAGATAATTTTGCTAAGGCTGTCTTGGATGTTCTGAATAAGAAACTTTGGGTTGATGATTCTCAAATTCATAAGTTATACATTACTAAACAATGGGCCGAAGCTGGTGAACCCGGCTACTTCCTTATTGGAGTTGATAAGTTGTAGGGGATGGGGGTTGGCTTCGTCCTGTGATAATGGCAAGCCAACCCTCGTCTTCTCATTGCCCTCGTAGCCCAACGGCAGAGGCAATGGACTTAAAATCCATACAGTGTGGGTTCGAATCCCACCGAGGGTACTATATACCCCGGCCTTCACCGGATGGCGCAGGCTACCTAACCCTCCTGTCGGCAATGAGGAAAGCCGTGGCCGGGTAAAGAGACCTCTACGGGCCAGTAGCTCAGCGGTCAGAGCAAACGGCTCATAATCGTTCGGTCCCCGGTTCGAATCCGGGCTGGCCCATTTAGGAGAAATACTATGGACAGACAAAAGTTTCGTGATCGTATGGATTTCAAGAATGGTTGGGGACTATCTCTTGTCAGCGGACCCGGTACAAATTCTAATGAGGGTACGTTTGAGGTTGCTGTTCTAGATCCTAAAGGAAATATAAATTTCGACTATACTGATGGGGAAGTATTATCGTATCAAAGTATTGCGGATATTGAGAATATTGCTAAGGTAATAAGTGGAATTAGAAACTAATATGACAACCCTAAGCAGTCAGTATACGTCGTATGGAAACATGGAAGTAGTTGAGGTGGAGTTGGATGGCTTAAGATGTATGGTTGAACCCCCTGAACAACAAGATTTCTATGACAAACTAAAAATAGAGATATCTAATGATGGTTATATGCTAGATCCTATACTAATAGTACCTTTCTCTAAAGAAAGACTTGACCATATGATCTCTAATAGTCTTTTCAGAGGTCTTAAAGGTATCTTAAAAGAGAATCCCCCGGATTGGGATAATCTTTCTGAGGTTATGGTAGTAATGAAGGGTAACAATAGAGTGTTAATTGCAAAGGAACTAGGTCACGATAAAATTGATGCTGTTATTATGAAGACTGATGATGTTGTTGGGGTGGGTAGGGTTATGAAAAAATCGAAGACTAATTCGGAGATACGAGATGAAAGATTATGAAGACAAAGGAACGGTGGTTAACCGAGACAGATGCCCCCAATGTGCAGTAAAGGGGCTAGATACTTCCAGTGATAACTTAGCTGTCTATGATGATGGTCACAGTTATTGCTTTAGTTGTGGCTTCTACGTAAAGGGAGATAATACCACAAAGATGACAAATGTAATTGAAGGAACGTCCGCTAATTTTATTCAGGGTGATTGTATTGCCCTCAAGTCCCGTGGAATTACAGCGGAGATTGCTAAAAAGTATGGCTACCAAGTAGCCGAGGTTAACGGGCAAAGAAAAGAGATTGCTCCCTTCTTTAATGATGGGATCATGATAGCTCAGCATGTACGTGGAGCTAATAAATCCTTTAGGTGGATTGGTAATAGTTATAAGCCAACCATGTGGGGCCAACATCTTTGGAGAAACGGTGGCAAGAGAGTCATCATTACTGAGGGTGAGTATGATTGTATGACTTGTAACCAAGCACTAGGAGGACGATGGCCTGTTGTGTCATTACCTAATGGTGCGGCTGGAGCAGGTAAGGCTGTGAAAGATAATCTTGAGTGGTTAGTTTCCTATCAAGAAATAGTCTTGGCGTTTGATCAGGATGAAGCTGGACAAAAGGCTATGAATGAGGTTGCGGAACTTCTGCCTCCGGGTAAGTGTAAGATTGCTAGTATTCCCGGCAAGGATGCTAATGAGTGTCTTGTTAATGGACAAGGTAGTGAGTTAGTATCCGCTCTTTGGGAAGCACAGAGCTATTCTCCCGATGAGATCATTCATGTTTCTAAGATAGCAGATCAATCTGATTTCTCAAAGACTAGGGTATATCCCTTCCCATTCACTAGGCTGACAGAGTTTCTCATTGGTCAAAGATCAGGAGAGGTTACACTGTGGGCTTCAGGTACTGGCTCTGGTAAGTCTACAATCTTAAGAGAAGTTATGCACCATCATCTTGAGGAAGACCGTAGTGTTGGTGCTATTATGTTAGAGGAAGCACCACAGGAAACTATGGATGATATGATTTCTCTAATGATTAATAAACCTGTTCGTGCTATTAAGGCTGTTAGGCTTATGAACGAACTTAGGGATAAGATGGGAAAGCCGCCAATTCATATGGATATTATTGATGAGCTTTCGGATGAGGAGTATGCTGAAGCAAGAAGTAAGCTTAATGAAACATCCTTCTACATCTATGATCATCTTGGTAATAATGCACTGAAGAATCTATGCGCTCGCATGGAATACATGGCTGTATCCCTTAAGGTTGATGTCATTGTGTTAGATCATATCACGGCTGCTGCTACTGGTTTAATGAATGCTGCCACTGATTTCGATGGTGGTAACTCAGAGCGACTCTTGATTGATAACATCATGAAGGAACTGAGGTCGTTGGTTTCTCGTACTGGAGTACGCATTGATGTTGTGTCTCAGTTACGTAAGACTAATAAAGCTTATGAAGAGGGTGATCGTATTACCTTGCAGGATTTACGAGGCTCAGGAAGCCTAGCTTCTGTACCTAATGTTGTTGTTGGTTTGGAAAGAGATCGTCAGAACCCTGATGAGAACATAGCCAATACTACCATAGTTCGGGTACTAAAGAATAGACTTACTGGCCGTGCTGGTATTGCTAGTACACTCTTTTACGATAGAAAGACTGGTCGTTTGGAAGAGATTGATCATGCTATTGATGATACCGGCCAAACTTTATTTCAACCAATAGAAGCAGGGGATAACAATGGCTGAAGAACAAACACCTAAGATGGAACTGATAGACCATGAGAGTACGGTTAATCTAACACAGGATGTTACTATATTACCTGACGGGGATCATCAAATCTCTATGGCAATCGGGGAAGATTCTTTTAAAGTACCAGTCAATGTAGACAGGTCTTTAGATAAGATTAAAATCTCATACGAGCATGATAATCACCACTATATTTATGTATTACATAGTGATGGACGAAGTTATTCTCATGTTAGGTTTATGGGAAATGAAGCTGAGTCCCCTCATGAATGGGAACGAAAAGGAAGCTGGCGTTACTTTTAGGAGATCCTTATGAACCGGATCGTATTTGATATTGAAGCAAATGGTTTAACAGAAGTTGTATTGAACTCTAAAGGTCAGGTGTTTAAAGAAGCGGATACCGTATACTGTATGGTAACGAAGAACCTAGACACTGGTGAGTATAAAGAATATGGACCTTGTGAGATAGAAGAGGGGGTAGAGGAGCTAAGGAATGCTGATGTTATTATAGGTCATAACATTCTGATGTATGACATTCCTCTATTGGAGCGTATCTACGGACCTATCCTAAGTTCTTTGACAAGAGCATTAGACACTCTTATTATTAGTAAGTTAATGTTTCCAGATAAATCTCAACACCCTCTAACGGGTAACTCACTAGATTGTTGGGGAACATATCTTAACTACCCTAAGTTAGAATATGATGGTGGGTGGGCAGCATTCAACGAGAAAATGATAGGCTATTGTCGAGGGGATGTGTCCCTCAATCATAAGATCTATAAGTATCAATTAGATTTTATTAAGGCTAACATAAAGATTGTTAGGTTTGAACATATCATTACTGAGATCATCGCTAATCAAACGGCTAATGGTTTTAACTTTGACTTACCAAAGGGTAAGGAGTTGTTAACCAAGCTAGAGAAGAGATCAGAGGATATACGAGAAGACCTAAAAGACATCTTTCCTCCTGTTGTTCAAACACGATTCTCAGATAAGACTGGTAAGAGATTAAAGGATAAGATAACTATCTTCAACCCCGGCTCTAGAAAGCAAATAGCTGAGAGACTGAAGGAAAAGTATGGATGGAAAGCACCTCAAACCGAAAAGGGAAACCCGAAGGTAGATGAGGCTGTACTCAAGAAGTTAAAATATCCTGAGGCTAAGAAACTGGTTGAATACTTTAACATTATTAAGCTAATGGGGCAGGTAACTGATTGGGTTACTCGTGCATCTAATTCAAGAGATGGTCGTATACATGGTTCTATTAATCCACAAGGTACTGTGA